AGAAATGTATCAAATACAAGATTGTTAATTTTTTCAGCATTGGATGTTTCTTTAGAGCAGATTGCTATAAGAAAAAGCCAGAGAAGTATGTTGAGAAAGATACTGTATGCGATGTATGCGAATTTAAATCAGAATGCAATCTTACTGAAATCACAGGAATGGCAGATACAAGAAGACATTTTGTGCGAGGTATTGGTTCTGAATGTAAGAGGAATGTGTGATGGGTTTATCAAAATTATCTGAAAAGTGCAAAGCGTGTCCATATGTAGATTCTTGCAATCATAAGCAGATGGAAGCTGTAGCGATTTCAGAACTTCCAAGTATTTCAGCGAATATCTCACAGAATATTTCACAATCATTAGCAATGCCAATGGCAAGAGAAACAATGCTCGTGAATGATGGATCTGGAAACATGGTCCGAGTATACAAAGATGAAATTGAGAAGCAATTATATCAGGAATTATATAAGCACCTAAATTTTAATTATGGAGCGTGATTGAATGGTATCAGATAGCACACGGAAATTAGCCAATGAAATTCAAAATAGCATACAGAAAATCGGTGTGAACTATAACGACTTGTCGGATTTGCTTGCGGTTGCTGTCGATACGTTCAAAGAAGACGAAAAATGGTCTCTTAAAGTCACAATGTACATCAAGGATTGTTGTGAGTACGGAATGAGACAAAATATCCAAGTGCTACAGCTTGACGATTTATATTGGAAAACAATGAAAGAAGAAGCTCCGTATTGGTTCGAATCATTTCTTCTGTATATGGAAAAGAATAGACCAAAAGAAGAACGATTTTACGAGCCAAGAATTAAGCCTTTGCGTGAAGTCGTGATTGCGGTACAAGAACTCGCAGACGATTTGTTGGACGAGCTTTTTATTAACATGCCATCACGAGTAGGTAAGACGCAAATTGTAAAATTTGCATTCCTATGGTTTGGAAGTAGAAACACGGAATTATCAAATCTTTATTCTGCTTATTCAGATAAGATTACAAGCGCATTCTACACAGGCCTTATCGAACTTATTAATGATCCTACTTATACATACCATGAAATATTCCCAGATAATGTGATTAAGAAAACCAATGGAGATGATGAAATCATTGATTTGGTTAGAGTAAAGACCTATCCAACATTTACATGCCGTTCAATCTATGGAACTTTGAATGGATCCTGTGACTGTAATGGACTTGGAGTTACAGATGATTTGTTAAGCGGTATTGAAGAAGCTGTCAATATAGATCGACTTGATACTGTATGGGGAAAATTTGATAACAATTTCATGAAACGTCTTAAGAGTAAAGCAAAATTAATCAATATGGGAACCAGATGGGCGCTTAAGGACCCACAAGGAAGACGTAGAAATCTCCTGGAAACAAAGCCCGAGTTCGCCAATAGAAGATACAAAGTTATTTCGATTCCAGCACTCGATGAGAATGATGAATCGAATTTTGATTATCCGTATAACGTTGGATATACGACGGAAGATTATAAAATGATGAGAGCTTCATTTGAAGAAAATGACGATATGGCTTCATGGTATGCACAGGATATGCAAGAACCTATTGAAAGGCAAGGCGCATTGTTTACCAGTGGAACAATGAATTTCTTTAAGCCTGATGATATGCCAGATAGAGAACCAGATCGAATCTACATGGCGGTAGATGAAGCATTCGGCGGCGGCGATTTCGTATCTGGTCCAATATGTTACGAATATGACGGAATTGGATATATAGTGGATGCAATTTTTAACAATGGCGATAAGAAAGTAACTAGACCAATTGTTGCAGAACGAATCTTAAAGCATCAGATACAGGCAATACAATTTGAGGAAACAAAAACCACTACAGATTATCATGAATGGATTGAGACAGAGCTCAAAAAAGTTGGATATAGAGCAAATATTACATGGAAACCAGCATCTAGTAAAGTTGCAAAAAGAGATAGGATTTTTGATAAAGCGCCAGAGATTAGAGAATATTATTTCTTGGCTGACGGATATAGGACGAAAGAGTATCAAAAATTTCTAAGTAATATTTACGAATTCAAGATGGAAGGAAAAATTGATCATGATGATGCGCCGGATTCAATGGCTCAACTTTGTGTCATGAAACTTGGTCCAGGTGCAACGGCAAAGGCAACACATAATCCATTCTCATAGGGGGTATATATGATATCAAAAGAAATAATAATTCAGTATTGTGATTTACAAGAGGAAATTAAGGAAACCAGAGAAAGAAAAGACAAACTGTGCGATCAGATAACAAAGCTTGAAAAAGATATTCAAAAAATAGAAGAGGAAGGAACTGTAAAGGATAAGGTTCGTGGCGGACTTGGTGGAATCCAAAATTTCAATATCGAAGGGTTCCCAAGTGCTGAGTATGACAGAAAACGCACTCAGTTGCTTCAAAAGCGAATTTTATTTAATCAGCGCAAAAGCACATTAGATGTTCTTGAATTCACTCTTTTAGAGACATTGAATGAAGTACAGGAATACATAAACTCGATTGAAGATAGCAGAATGAGAAGAATTGTGACGATGAGAGTTGTAGATAGCTTGTCCTGGAACAAGGTCGCAGATAAAATGGGTGGGTATAATACCGAAGATAGTGTGAGAATGGCTTTTAACAGATTTATGGAGGAAAAATAACTTGTTCGATATGTTCGGAAAAAAATTGATATTGTTATAATAGAGATTTTTAAAAAGACCGAGACTTGAAAGAGCTTCGGTCTTATTTTTATGCAGAAAAGAGGTGCCGCACATGCGTGAACCAAAGCTTGTTTCTGCTATTTGCCCTGAATGCGGCAATAAAAACAAATATATTCCAGCAAGTATGGGAGATCAGATATTCAAGTGTGATGGTTGCGGAAGAGTGCTTGCATACAGATTTCGCACTGGAAACGTTGAAATAGCAGATAAGCCAGAACGAAATAGTAGTTCTGGAAGCAGATTTTATTAATGAGAGGAAGTGATAGAAGTGCTTGGATTTACAAAAAACAGAGTTCCATTTTCAGAGATTTGCTCAAATTCATACGGAAGAAAAGTTATTTATAGCAATGCCGAGAATATTACGGCTGAAAACGTAGTACAGGAACTTGGGAAAGCACTTTCTATTCATTTACGCAATAGGTCCGAGATTGATTATCTGGAAAGATACTACAAAGGCGATCAACCAATTCTGTATCGTGTAAAAAAGATTCGTCCAGAAATCAACAATAAGGTTGTTGAAAATCATGCGATGGAGATTGTGGAACATAAAGCTGCTGAAAACTTTGGAGAACCTGTTCAATATGTTCTGAAAGGAACAAAGGAAGATACAAAGGAAAAACTTTCAATTGAGCTTAACGATTTCAATGATTACAACGAACTAGAGAGCAAAGGCGAAGTCGATATTGAAATGGCAAGAGACCGTAGTATTTGCGGAACGTCTTATAAATTCCATTACAATAAATCTGTTTACGGATTGGATGATTCTCCATTCGGAATCGAAAGAGAAGATCCAAAAGATACATTTGTTGTATATAACTCAGGTGTTGGAAAGAAACCTTTATTTTCATGCCAAATTAGAAAAGATGTAGATAATCAGACATATTACTTCATCTACACAAACCGATTTACATTCAAAATTAAGAATGGAAAGATCGTTGAATCTGGAAAGAATGGTATTCATATGGTTCCTGTCGTTGAATATCCAAATAATTTCTATCGTTTATCTGATATAGAAATCGTAATCACTGTTCTTGATGCAATTAATAAAATGCAATCAGATCGTATGAATGGAATAGAACAATTCATTCAGTCATTTATTAAATTCATTAATTGCGAAATTGATGAAGATGAATTTAGAAAAATGCGTGATGAAGGAGCATTGGTAATCAAAACAAATGGCAGTCAAGGAAAAGCCGATGCAGACATTATGAGTGATTCATTAGATCAGCAACAGACGCAGGTCGCTAAAGACGATTTGTATGAAAATATGCTGATTGTTGAAGGTATGCCGAATCGTCAAGAAAATTCTGGCGGAGATACTGGACAAGCTGTTGTAATGCGTAATGGTTTCTATTTCTCTGAAAAGAGAGCAGAAATTTCAGAACCGATATATAAGAAGTCTGAACGTGAAAGTATCAAGATTATTTTAAATATCATGCGAATTAAGGATTTGACTTCTTTAACACTTAAAGATATAGAAATCAAAATTACACGTTCGAAAATGGACAATATGCAAGTTAAAGCACAAGTATTTCAAATGCTTGTTCAATCTGGAATTGATCCAAAGGTTGCTATTAAGGTATGTAACCTATTTAGTGATCCAGAGGAAGTCTACTTACAGAGTAAACCTTATCTTGATGCTAAGTATTCTCCAGAAACAACAAACAATGATAAGAAAACAGAAAATCAAGTAATTGAACAATAATACGTAAAACTGACCGAGCAATTGGTCTTTTTATTAAAAAATGGAGAGATGTTATTGAAATTAAAAATGAGTTAGGATTACGTGCAGATCAGATATGGACTGCATGTAATAATAAATGCAGACATAACTCACAAGGGTATATATGGAAGTTCGCTGAATAAGCGAGCTTCTTTTTATATAAAAAAGCATCCATGCGATAAATGGAAACCGTAAGCAGAGCAACCTGCGAAATCAAAGCGTAGCGGAGAAAGGATTTTATTATGGTAACGAGAGAGCAAGCAACAGAACAACTTAAATCACTTGGAGTTGAAACACCAACTGATGAGCAAATTACATCATATTTGAATAATGTCAACGCAGAAGCAATTAAAGAGCAGAACAAGGCAAAGGCTTTCAAAGAGAAGGCTGACAAAGCAGAAGATTTGCAGAAGCAGTTGGATGAGCTGAATCAAAACGGTTTATCTGATCTGGAAAAAGCCAACAAAGCAAACGAAGATTTACAGAAACAGATTGCTTCGTTGAGAGATACGAGTCTCAAATCAGAAGCTAAAGCAATTTTAAGCAAACTTAGTGAATCTGGATTGGAAGATGCAGATATCGAAGCTCTTATTCCTGGTATGGTGGCTGGGCTTGAGAAGGTTGAAGATGTACAGGCTAGAGCAAATGCTTATGTCGGATCATTTAATAAAGTCCGTGAAAATGCTGTGAAGCAGAAAGAAAAAGAAGATCTCGATAACACTGATACCCCAGGTGGTTCCGGTGGAAATGGCAACAACAACGATGATGACAGTGATGGTGCAAAATACGCACGACAGTATTGTCAGCAGTATGAAGTAAATAACTTAGATGGAGGTAAGTAATTATGGCATTTTACAAAAAAGAAACAACAGATGCAAGACCTAATTTCATTGACAGTGAAGTAGGACTTGTTCTAAAGACAAGAGAAATTCCACAATCAATGGGAGTTACAGACGGTAAGTATAAAACGGTAATTGGTGGTACACCATTTCCAAGCAATGATACAAATGCAACAGGTTTGATTTTTGAAAACATTGATGTTACAGATGATTTGAAAAGACCAGGATCAGTAATCGTGCAAGGAAGAATTATAGAAGCAAATCTTCCTGTTGAGTTAAACTCGGCAGCTAAGACATCACTTAAAGCACTTGGATTTATCTTCGTATAAGGAGGAAGAAAAATATGCCAGACATTTTAAAACTAATCAGCGACAAAGATAGATTATCTTATTCACAGAATTATTCAATTTCAAGACCATACAAAGGAAACGCATTGTTCCCAGATATCAAGTCACAGCACTTAGAAGCTGAATATTTTAGACTTTCTCAGGGTTCTAATCTGCCTACATTAGCACAGGTTCATGCCTTTGACACAGAAGCTGCTATTGGTACAAGACCTACAGCAGAGAAAGTAACTGTTGAGAAGTTCTTTATTAAAGAGAAAATCAATCAGTCTGAAAAGACAAGAGAATACACAATGAACGGTGTCGATGAAAGTGGCATCGTTCAATATATCTATGATGATATGGGAAGATTATCTGATTCCGTTGTTGCAAGAGCAGAGCTAATGAAACAGAAACTGCTTACAACAGGAAAATTAATTATCAATGAGAACAATTTATCAATGTCTATTGATGTTGGTGTTACTTCTGATAATTTTGTTACAGCCAACTGGTCTGATCCAGATCACAATATCCTTGGAGATATTCAGGCATGGAAAAAGATCGCGAAAGACCAGGGACAGACAATTACAAAGGTACAGACTTCTGATAAAATCCTTGGTTATATGCAGAATAACAGAGGCATTCAGGTTTCTATTAATAGTGCACTTGGTGTTGGAACATTCATTTCTGTTGCACAGGTTAATTTATTAATGCAGCAGATGTTCGGATTCACCATTGATACTGATGAAGATGTATATGCAACATTAGAAAAAGATTCAGTATCAGGAACACTGAAAAGAAAATCTACAAGATTCTTTGATGAAGATAAATTTGTTATGTTCTCTACCGGAATCAATGGAAATATTGGAACAGGTCTTTGGGGTGTTACTCCAGAAGAACTTGCTTACGGTGCTTATACTGAGAAGTCGCAGAAACAGTTTGTGACAATCACACAGTGGGAAACACCTGATCCTGTAGCAACATGGACAAAAGCATCAGGGTTATTCGTTCCAGTACTTCCAAATCCTGAAGGATTAATTATTGCTACAATTACATTCGATCAGGGTGGAAGTTTGGATAATCTTTCAGTTACAAGTGTAGCTGGAACAGCTTCAGGAGATACGAAAATTACAGTTTCTCCAGCGTTAACATCTGGGAACTCATATAAGTACAAAGTAGCTGATGATTGTAAATTACCAGAATATGGAGCTAACGTAAAAACAATGTCAGCATGGGATGGAACAGCTGATATCACAGCTGCAACAGGGAAAGAAATCTTGATCGTTGAATGCGATTCATATTACAAAGCTGTAAAAGCTGGTATCGCAACTGTAACAGCTAACGCATAAAGAGAGGTAATGTTTAATGACAGAGTTCATCGAGAAAATCAAAGCATTAACAACTGAATATGGTGTTGAAGCGAAAGAGCTTGATGTAACTCTTGCCATTGAGCTATTTCAGCAGATTCGAAATTATCCAAGTTCTTACTCGGAAGAGAAGAAACTATCGGATATGGAAAATCATAAGTCTACAATCGCTATGGCTGTTATTGAGCTTGATTCCAAGGATGGAGTTGAAAACCAGACAGCTCATAGTGAGAATGGTACAAGCAGAACCTATAGCAAAGATTTGCTTGCATTTCAGAATGTTGTAGGTTTTGCGAATTGTATTTAGCGGCCATGCAATAAATCGTTTTAAGTGGATTTCGCCATACATAAGTGGCATGGCATTTATGGTAAGGCTGGGTAAGGGCTGGTGGATTTATGAGAAATTGCAAAAAAAACTTGCGTAAGATGTTTTACGCATTATATAGCGACAAGATTCCTGTGTTAGATGATGAAGGGAATGAAACATTGGAGACAACGGAAGGATTTTTGAATCCTGTTGAATTTCAAGCATCTTTATCATCTGGAACAAGTAATGCAGATGAATCACCATTCGGAGCTAATATATCATACGACCGTGTTATTTCGACCGTAGACACGTCTTTATCAATAGATGAACATTCTATCATTTGGTATAAGAATGAGCCTGTATATAAGGAAGATGGAACGGTAGATGATGCAAGTGCTGACTACAAAGTTGCCGCAGTTCCTTTGGATGGATTGAATTCTCTTCGAATTGCAATCAAAAAGAAGTAGGTGATAGATATATGTTTAAGAGTATTTTAAATCGTTTCTTCGACTATGACATTGTTGGAGAATATTACGATAACGACGGAAACGGTCACTTTCACAAGAAATACGTGAAAAAGTATCATCTTAGAAAGGCTCGGTGATCCTATTTTATCTCCCATCTATGGGTTAAATAGTGGTTAGGTGGTAAATATGCCAACAAGAATCAAAATGAGATTGTGTGAATCAGATATTAAAAAGGCCATTAAGCAAGTGGATGAATACTGGAAGAAGCTACAAACTAAGACGAAAGTCTTTTGTGGCAGAATTTCAGAATTAGGTATGTCAGTTGCAAGCGCCAAGATTGGAGAAGCTCCACTCGGAAAATATGTTCACTTGAATGTAAAGTACGAGAATAGCGCAAGCAGTTGCAAAGCTGTTTTATTCGCCACAGGAGATGTGCTTAACACTGAATATGGACAAGTAATGCCTTTAATGATGATTGAGTTTGGAGCTGGTGTTCATTACAACCCAGTAGAAAATCCAAAAGCTGGACAGTTCGGTATGGGAGTTGGAACATTCCCAGATCAAACACATGCGTTTCAAGATCAAGGTTGGTATTACATGGATGTAAGCGGTGAGTGGCATCATTCCTATGGTGTGAAAGCCACAATGCCAATGTACAACGCAGATATCGAAATGTTATTGAATCTAAGGAAGATTGCAAAAGAAGTATTCAGTAGTTAGGTGGTGATTAGATGTTAAGCGTTAGAAGTAAAGTAGAAAACAGGTTGTCAGCTCGTTTAAATACTGATGATGACGCACCTTATCATAAGAGTAAAATTAATATCACACCTACAATGAGTGGTTCGCCGGAAAAGTTCCCTACATTGTATGTTAAATCGCTTGGAGAACCATCTGCTGATGATGATTTAGAGCAATTAAAACAATGCGCAATCATTTCAACAATTGAGTTGCATTCATTTTCAAATAAATCTCTGACAGAAGCATATTCATTGGCTAATAAGTCAGGTGATGTAATGTTAGGTATGAGATACAAGTTAATTTATGGTCCAGAACCAATATCGACAGCAAAGCCATTTGAAGTTGTTACGCGATATAGACGCATTGTAGGTGATGGAGATGAACTTTATTAACAAAGAGCCGAAAGGCTCTTATTTTTATGTAAATAATTAGGAGGTATAAACATGAGTGATTTAACAACACTTGGTGTTAAATTTGGTTACGCAGTAGCAACAGCTAATGGCACAATGCCAACTGCATTTACTCAGTTACAGCGTTGTAAAACTATCGGTGCTATTACTTTGTCACAGGACAATATCGATGTAACTGCATTAGAAGATAGCATTAAGAAATATGCAGAAGGCTTACAGGATACAGGCGGTAAAATCGATGTTACATTTGGTCTTTCAGATGATGTCATAACAGAACAGGAAACATATCTTACCGCATCCGCAACAGCTAAAACAGAAAATAAAGAGATTTGGCATGAAGTTTATTTCCCAGGACTTACAAAAGCATTTTATTTTATTGCAAGCCCAGGAACCAAGATCGGTATGCCAGATATCAGTGGCGGTGCGGCCGCAACAATTACGCAGTCACTTGTTATTAATGAATACAAAGGACTTGATACTGCAATTGAGCCAACTGTACCGGCGGGAAATTAGAAAGCCATAGCGAAGTGGTGGAAACCTATGGCTTAGATGAATCCACCGTGGATTCGGTTGAATTAGAAGATGAAACAGAATCAGAAGAAGCCTAATAATAGGGGAGCTTAATTGCTCCCCATTCTTTTATGAAAAGGAGATTTCAAACCATGCGTGAAATTACAATTAACGGTGTTCATTACACTATAAAATTTTCCTATCGTGCCGCAAAGTACGAAGATTGTGTACAACAGGCATTTGCTTTGTTATCTGGAGCAGTAATGTTGTCAGATGCAGCCGATGCAGAAAACCCTAAGATGTCAGATATTATCAAAGGTTCAATTAAGCAAGTGGGAATGGTTCCACAGGTATGTGATACTTTCTTCTTTGCTGGATTAATTGAAGATAAGAGTGAGAATAAACCAAAGACGAAAGAAGAAGCTGCTGATTTACTTATCGATTATATGGAAGAGAATAACAAAACATATACCGATATTTATCAGTCATTCATGGAATGTATGGGTGAAGACGGTTTTTTCGAGAAATCCGGAATCAAACAGATGATGGAGACCATGTTCAAAAACAAGGAAACCGAAGTGGAGAATCCGGAGAATGTGACACCAATCAAGAAGACAGCGACCAAGAAGAAAGCGACAACTACGACAAAATAATAGATCGAGCTTTTCGATTGGCGATGAGTATAAGACTTCCATATGAAACATTCTGGAGCTTATCCCCATATGAATTTGAAGTTATTTTTGATGGGTACGTGGACGACCAAAAAAGAAGAAACAGAATGAATTGGATTAATGGGTTTTATACATTATCGGCATTGCAATCTGTAATAGGAACAATGTTCGGTAGAAAAGGTGGAGAACCTATTAAATATATGAAAGAACCAGTTCAGATATATGAGGAACAAAGCAAAGCAAAAGAACTTACAGAAGAAGAAAAGAAGGCGGAGCAACAGAAGTTATTATTGTATCTTGAATCAATGCAAGTTGCTTTTGAAACTAATAATAAAAAGAAAGAACAGGAACCGTGACCGTCAAAAGCCACGGTTCTTTTATTATGATTTGGAGGTGCTATAAATGGCAGATAATGTAATAGATGCACTTGCGATAGAGATTGAAGCGAATGCCACTCAATCCGTAGATGGTGTTAAGAGATTGTCTAGTGCATTATCTTCATTGGCAAATTCAGTCACAAAGGTAAATGGAGCTGGAATCAATAATGTTTCTGCTCAAATAAAGGTTATGTCTACTGCAACAACACAAGCTGGCAATAATGCAGACAAGGCAAGCAATGGAACTAATAAGTATTCAAATAGCCTTAATGGGTTAATTCATAATACAAATCGAGCTTCTAATAGCTCAAAGTCGTTGGCATATTACTTTGGAAAGATGTATGCGAACTGTTTCTTATTGATTCGTGGAATTAAGGCAATTGGTAAAGCTACTGAAAGCGCAATGGATTATATAGAAGCTTTCAACTTCTATGATGTAGCGATTAATTCAGCTACTGCAAAAACTACAGAGTGGCAAGATTTAGGATATGATAGCGCGGAATCTTATGCTACAGGATTTAAAGAAGGTCTTGGTAATTTGAATGAGAAAATGACAGGATTCTCAACAAATACAAAGACAGGAGATGTAACTCCAAGTTCAAAAGCAAACCTTGGTATTAATTTAACAGATTTAACTACATACGAAGCAGAGATTGTATCAATAACAAGCTCACTTGGATTAATGACACAGACTTCTTATGATACTGCTCAGGGATTATCAATGTTAGCGGCAGATATGAGCTCATTACATAACATTGATTTGAAAACTGTTATGACGAATTTTCAATCTGGTTTGATTGGACAATCAAGAGCCTTGTACAAATATGGTATTGATATTACAAATGCAACATTATCGCAGTATGCGCTTGCAAATGGTGTTACAAAGTCCGTACAGGAAATGTCGCAAGCTGAAAAAATGCAATTACGTATGTTAGCAATACTAGATCAATCTAAAGTGGCATGGGGAGATTTGGCTAACACAATCAACCAGCCAGCGAACCAATTACGTGTGTTTACGAATGGAATTAAGAATTTAGCAATTACGATTGGCAAATTACTTCTCCCTGTTGTATCTGGTGTTCTACCATATCTGAATGCAATGGTAAAAGCACTGCAGACATTCTTCACATGGCTGGCAAATGTAGCTGGTATTGAATTAGATGCTGGAAATGCTGGTTCAGCTACATCAGATGTATTCGATGATATCGAAGATAGTGCTGACAATGCAAGTGATTCCGTAAATAAGGTTTCAAAAGCCTTAAAACAACTTGCCGGATTCGATGAATTGAATAATATTTCTTCCTCTGCATCTGGAAGTGATAGCGGTTCTGGTGGTGGAGCTGGAATAGATTTATCAGGTGCCATTTCTAGTGCCTTAGAAAACTATAATAAGGCATGGGAAGAAGCATACAACAATATGACAGATAAAGCCACTCAGATGGCAGATTCCATTGTTGATGCGTTCAAACGTAAAGATTATAAGGGAATTGGTACTTATATCAGCACAGGAATTACAAATGCGTTAAATAGTGTTAATTGGAGTGAAGTATATAGAGTTGCAGAAGATTTCGGTAGTGGTTTTGCAGAATTCTTAAATGGACTTATTACGCCAGAATTATTCGGTGAGGTTGGAACGACAATTGCTAGTGTTTTGAATACTGCAATTTATAATTCGTTGGCTTTTTCAAATGCTTTGGATTGGAACAATATTGGAGAATCAATAGCAAGTGGAATTAATAACTTTTTTGAAACATTTGATTTTACCTCATTGGCGAAATCACTTAACACATGGGTTGATGGACTTGAAACTGCTATCGGTTCAGCTTTAAAAAATATTGATTGGTCAACTGTAATGGAAGGTTTAACCGATTTTGTTACAAACCTCGATTTCGATACAGTAGCAGTTATTATTGGCACGCTTACGATTAAAAAAATTGGGAAAGTTGCAATAGGAAATGCCATAAAGGACTTCGTATTGGCAAGACTAAGTAAA